GGAAGTAGTCTTTAGATGTTATTTTAGAAACAGATAAAGTACAATGTTCATAAGCTAACTCTAATGCTTCTTTTATAGTATGTGCTTTTTTTTCATCTTCAAAATCATTTAAATTAAAAGGAGAGTATCCATTTTCAATTGCTTCTATTAATGTTGATTTATTTAATTTTAAAAATTGTATTCTTTCTTTAAAGGTTTTTAAGCGATTTACTCCTAATTTTAAATTCTGCTGCCTTTCTAGCTTGTAAGTTTTTGGGTTTCTAAAAGACCAATATATATACCATGGCTTTTTAAGTGCTTTTGTTTTTTCACTTTTGCTTAAGTCTTTCCATTTATTGACGTTTATTCCTCCAGTATAAAAAGAAATAGTGTATTTTTTTTGCATTTTTTTTAAAAGTTCAAATCTTGTCTTTTGGTTGTACTTTTGTAGTATTATATTAATTTTCTTCATACAAAAACGACTTAAATTTTAAACCTAAATCGTTTATTTACAAAGAGTTGTGTTTACTTTTAATTTGTAGCGAGGAGCAGATTTGAACTGCCGACCTCAGGGTTATGAACCCTACGGCAGATTTACAAACCCCTATAAACACTGACTTTATAAGTCATAAATTTAGGCTAATAATATATTAAATAGTATCTTTTATTTTTTGCAACTTGGTTGCTTTTTTATTATATTGCTAAATGTAAATATTTTTGTTTACAATATAAAAAAATAGTACAACAACTCACTAAAGATAAAAATTGCTATAAAAGATAATATTTAAAAATAAATATTATTTATCCCCTATTATAGAAATTAATATATTAGATAAAAAATTTAAGTTATTGAAAAATATTAAATCTGATCCAGATTATTACAAAGAAATAGTAAAAAAAAATAAAAAAATTATTAAAAAATTAAAAAATGAAATAGGAAAAAAACAATTAAATATTATTCTTTCAAGATTTGAATAGCTCTCTTTTGGCTTTCAACTTCAAACCATAAACCATAGATTTCTACTTGTAGAAGTTTATGGTGGTTTTTTATTACATCAGATGCTAAATCTTGCATTTTGATTCTTTCCTCAGTCCCTAAAGTTATATTATTAGTATCGTTTTCCATCGCCTTAGTAGCAAATTCAATAATAATTTCTTTGGTTTTTCTTTGTGGATTAGCAACTTTATTGCTAAGTATTTTTCTAACCCCAGCCTCATTTAAACCGGTGTTGTTGTGGATTTCGTAAGCTGAAAATCCTTTATCTTTTAGGTAGATAATACTATCTTCAAAAGTCATTTTTATTATTTTTTTTAAAAAGTATCGTTTTGTATCGTAAAGTATCGTATCTTTGTTGAAAGATTGTTAGTAAATATACAAAATAAAAACCCAAAATGAAAGAAATTTCCCTACAAATCTCTGAAAAAACACACCAACAAATTTTACAAAACTGCTTCATAAGAATAGACAGAGCATCTTATAAAGGAAGCACTATTGATTCTGTTTCTTTTTACAAACAATTTAACACAAACCAATACTTATTTGAGGTATTTGGAGAGGTTGATATTGTTTGGTTAAATGAAGAGAATTACGAGTTTAATAGAGTTAGCTCCATCAGCATATCAATGTATGATGATGCTGGAGAAATTTTTCCAGATGAAAAAATATACGATACAATAGAAAAAAACCTTGAATTTTCAATTATATAATTATGTCAAACATTATCGAACAACTTAGAAGTACAAGTTTATCAAAAGACAGTAAGTCAAATCAAACCCTGAACAATATAGTTTACAAAGCATTTCATGATGCTCAAACTGATGAACAAGAAATAGCAATTGCTGCAATCGCATACAAATATAATTTGGGTTGCTTGGATGAGTTAATCGGAGTTTTAGAAGTTCAGGGATCTAAACTTCCTTTTTAACTCTTGTCTCCTCTAGAACAAAATATAATCAATCTATTACCTACTCTTTCTGATGAAGCTAAGAGAAAGGCTCGATTAGTTTTAGGGGAGAATCCAAGTTTTACTAAACCAATAAAGAATAGCAATAGACTAACAAAAGAGGATAGTCGTGTTTTAATTAGAAAAGCCTTAAAAATATAAAATGCAAAACCCCCAAAAAAAATTAGCTGAATACATAATTCAAAACAAAGAAAAGTTTTCAAAGCTAGAAATACAGAAAGCACAACAATTTTTATTTAACGTGGAAGTGGATGCCACAACAAATCATTCACATTAATTAATAATTATTATTATGGGATTTCTTAAAAGAGAAATACAAACAAGTGTAAATCCAACGTCTAAATTCTTAGAGTGGAAAAGTAACAACAAGTCTTTTGCGTATTACGACAAAGAAACTAAGCAAAATGTAGAGGTAAAACTGCCTATTACATTTATTGTATTAGAAGAGTATCATTGTATCAAAGGGTTCTCTGATTCTGACCAGACTGGAATATACTCTAACGAGGTACTACAAATTGGCACAGAAGAACTAGAAGTAAAAACTTTCAAAGGCAGAATCATTGCCAAAGGTCTTTACAAAGACATCAAAGGAGCAGTAAATGCTGCTGGTGGTAACTATCACAAATCTATTTATGCAGTAACCAAAGAAGGAGAGTTAATCAACATTTCTTTAAAGGGTGCAGCAGTTAGTAAATGGAGTAAGCTGGTTGAGAAAGGAGCTTGGAAAAGATTAAGTGACGAGTGGATATCTATTGAATCTGCTGAGGATCACAAGAAAGGTATGGTAAAATACTCTACACCAAACTTTGTCTTTAATACATCTTTATCAGAAAATGAATTTAAGACTGTAAAAGCAAAAGCAACAGAACTTGAAAACTACTTAACTACATATTTTGCAAAAGATGTAGTGGTTGAAGATGTTGCAGAGTTAGATGGAGTTGAAGCATTAGAATCTTTAGACTTTTAATATGTCTAAAGATTTATTCTTCCAGATGCGTGAGCAAGAAGTTGCTCATTTATTAACAGAGGTAGAAGAGGGCAATATTGCTGCCCTCTCTACTTATGGAAACCTAAAAAAATGTCAAGCATTATACACACAAGCTATAAAGCAAATTGAAGAAATAGCTTTTGATGAAGCTGACAACTACTCTGAAAAAACTTTTGAAGATTCTGGATTCTTATTTGAAAAAAGAAACGGAGGTATAAGATTTTCTTTTAAACACATTGAAGAATGGCAAGACTTAGAGAAAAAGAAAAAGGAAGTAGAAGAAAGAAGTAAACAAGCATATCATGCTATCCAAAGAAGATTACTTGTAGGAACAGAAGATGGAGAAGAAGTCGAAGTACCTAAAGTAAGTTATACAAAAAGCTCATTAATCGTAAAATAAAAACTATGTCAGCAGAAACATCAGATAAAGCATCAAACTTAATAAAAGCATTTGAAAGAAAAGAAGCCTTAAACCTAAACTTAAATACAGAACAATTTACTGAATTGAATAACATATTGTGTGAATTAGCAACTGAAGAGTACTCAAAAGGTTTGGATAGAGGTTACGAAATAGCAAGAAAATGAAAAACAAAATAGATAGAATGGAAAGCTTCCTGGATTGGATGAATAATAAAGTAAAAAGCATTCATAAAATTACAAACCAGCAGTTCGTAAATATCCTTGAAAAGATGTAAAGGTCGAAAGTTCGATTTAGTATGGACTATGAGAGCCCCCCAAAATAATAAAAAAAAATAGGAGGGGGGTATAAAACACCTTAGCAAAACGAACTTTCGCACTGACCTAGTGTTTACTAGGGGTACAGAGTTTTACAAAGGACGAAAGTTCGAAACCCAAATAAAAAATCAATAATGAAAGACCAAAAAGTATCAGTTTTTAAGGATTTATTCAAAGCATCGGACGTTCCGTTTGTACTTTCTTTGGAAAAAATCGTTGAAAGGATCAAAAAAGGGACTTCAAAAAACAAAATCGACCTGATAAGAAATGGAGATAAAGAGAAAAAGAAACGATTACCATCAATAGTTTTTTCCGGTGTATTCTCTGAAAGAAACAGAAAGGGATTAGTGTCTCATTCTGGTCTTATGGTCTTAGATTTTGACAAGTTCCCAAATACAGATATACTAAAAGAACAACAAGCTATTCTAAAACAAAACAAGCACGTTGTTTTATTATTTATTTCTCCTAGTGGAAATGGTTTAAAAGCAGTTGTTAGAGTACCAGATACTTTAAATGAAGAAACACACCCTAAATATTTTAAAGCATTTAACAAGCAGTTTAAATATGATTATTTCGATATCTCAAACTCCAATGTAGATAGAGTTTGTTTTGAATCATACGATCCAGATATCTATGTTAATTATGAAGCTGAATGTTTTAATACTGAAATAATAGATGAAGGGTATCAAGCAGCAGTAAGAACACCTATTTTAAAACTAGAATCAGATGAAATCATTATCAATAGGATAATGAGTTTTGGTTGGAAGAAAGACTTTGTAGAGGGCGAAATGAACAATTATGTTTTTGATTTAGCTGGTGCAATGTGTGAGTATGGAGTTTCTGAAAGTGCAGCAGACCAATACATAATGTCTGAGATTGTAAAAGGTAGATGTAAAGATGAGAAGTCAAAGCAAAACACTA